ATAGTCAACCTCTTCTCCAACTATGGGTGTAGTTGGAACCAGGATTCGTTCTGGAGAAGTTGTAATTTCACCTGCTAATCAACAACAAACACAACAAACCGAACTTGATAATTTGACCGTCTTAACAACTGAAGTTACTACAGATGTATACCAAAGAGTTGAAGAAACTGCATTTAATGATGCTGCTGTTGTTCAAAATAATGAATCGACAACTCCAGCCTCTCAATTCGACAGTATCAATGAACTATCATCTATTATAGCTTTCTTGAAAAGACCGACCTTGATGTGGCAATCTAAAATACTTGCTTCATCGCCTGCTCTCGTGCCTGTTTCTTCGCAAGAAGGGACTGCGCCTGTACAAACCCCCCTGAAAACATTTTATTTCCCCCGCGATTTAATGGTTTTAGGCAACAAATTTGATAAAATCAAGAACTTTGAATGGTTCAAAACTGATATCCGACTTCGAGTCCTAATTAACGCGAATCCATTCATAGCTGGTCGTCTATTCATCACGTACGCACCAAATGACAACACAGAATCTGGTTACACTAACGTGGATCGGAAAGGAAGAGTTGGTGTCACATCGTACCCCGGAGTAGAACTTGATTTGCAGACGAACACCGCATCTGAGATTATTATTCCCTGGATCGCAAAACCTGATGCTGAACAAGCAAAACCATCCTCACAGAATTTGTTTAGAGTAGACATCTGGCAGTTGTGCCCACTTCTGTCATCCGATAATTCACTCTCAATTCCAATTCAGGTGTATGCATCTTTTGAAAATATTGATCTTCAGATTCCCACCCCACTTGACAACACTTCTACTTACCGCGTCGAAAGACAGGGTAAAGAAGCTAAGGGAATCATTGGTAAGGTTGCTTCTGGTATCGGTAAGATAACGGGCGCAGCGAAAAATATACCAATTGTAGGAACCTATGCTGCTCAAGCTGAATGGGCCTCCGACATCGTTGGCTCTGTTGCTAACGTGTTTGGATGGTCTAGGCCAGTGGAAGGTAGTCATGCCCCCCCTCTTTCACACATTCCAGGACGAGGATTTTGTCAATTCACTGCCAAGGATAACGCTGTTATTCTAGCTATGTCTAATGATAATGAAATTGCAGAAACGGAAAACAATCTGATTAGTACTGCTGATGAAATGAGTGTAGAACATGTGTGTTCGAGACCCGGATTAGTAGATGTTATCGATTGGAATGTTAAACAAGATTACAATGATACTTTAGGTGTATATAATGCTAGTCCATTTGTTCAAGCGCCTAATTCTAGAGTAATTGTAACTGCTACGGAACCTGTAAGATCCTTCAATGTGTTTGACCATTCGTTGGCTGAGTATGTTATTCAAGGTTTCCAAATGCATAGAGCCGATTGGGTATATAGAATCTCTCTCGTTAAAACCGCTTTTCATGTAGGTCGATTTGAGGTGTTTTTCATCCCAAATCGTTCCCGAGATTGGAATGCTATGCCCGATTATAATGCTATAGATACGACAAATTGTTATCGACAAATTTTTGACATTACAGAACAAAGTGAAATGACTTTCGAAATCCCATATGTACATAAGTATAATATGCTCCAAAATTTAGAAACGGCACTTACAAATGTTAATGATCCCTGTGTTGGACAGCTTGTTATTCGTGTAGTATCCCCGCTCACTTGCCCTGAAACAGTTTCACAGAGTATTAAAATCCTGGTGTGGAAACATGCCAGGAATGTTGCTTTGTCGTGGCCGAAACCCAATGCATTTACTCCACTTCAATACGCTAATTTGACATCTACTAAGGTGGAAAGACAAATTGATGTTAAAAATGCAGTGAAAGATACCCATTATTGTGTCCTCGATAAGGATCACAAGATGGAAGATAATCTTGATGCTACGAAACTCGTCTCAGGTGAAATGTGTATAAACCTTCGAAATTCAACACGAGCTTTCAGACGAACGAGAGCCACAGCTGAGAAATTGGATGCACGCACGCGACTTCTCCCTAATATTGTGCGATACAATATTGGAGGTTACTTAGGATACTGGTCAAATATATACTACTTCTATCGAGGTGGCATTGCTTACAAAACCATATCAACAAGTAACTCAGGAATAGTTACGTACAGCGGACAATATGATGATGAAATTAGGAACTATGGTGAAGGCCCTTTTCACTATACGCCTCCTAACAACCCTGTCAATGAAGTACAAGTGCCATTTTATTCTCAAACCCGGCGAGAAGTCTGTAATCAGACCGCATCGCAGGGATTCCAGAATGTTTTGGCTTCATTGCCCTACGTTATTGTAAAGAAATACGCAGGAGAATTCACCACTGATGATGAACCACTTGTGATGATCGCAGCTAAGGATGACTTTACATTCGGCTTCCTAATCGGGAGTCCGCAATTGATACCAGCTGGATTTTCAACAGACCCCCTCCCCTAATCATGACAAAACTATTTAAGTGATTAGGTCTGTAATAGGAGAGGAAAAAGCAATTCCGAAATATTAACTTTTAGTTCTTCCGTAAGGCTATTAGTTGTATTAGGAATGGACGGCATAGTGGAATAAGGACGCGGTCGTGAGGCTATCTGGGTAACCTCATTTAAAACGACCAACGCCTAAGAGGATGTGCTCGCCATTCTCATACATACACAATCCAGTTGCGCCACTGGACGTATGTACTCTGCCAGCGCTAGAAGGAAGCTGTCTAGAAACTGTCTCTTGTCAGAGGGTAAATGACAACCAAATTCCCCGGTTTTGACTGGAACGAGCTAATGCCTTCTCCCCGGAAGTGAAACGGGTGGCCGTGAATCGTAGTCACTTTGCTAGAGATAATAGCACCGTCGTTAGTTCGACAACCCCCTCGCTTCGGCACAATGAATACACAAACTTACGAATATAGATCCCAAGGCGCACTTGAGAGACAAATGAAGAAACAAAGACAAATGCAGAAACGGACCGGAACCCCTGATCTTAGACTCACAAAACAAATTTTGAGATATAGGTTGGTGGATATACTTGTAAATAGGAAACGGACCCAAATCCAAACTGGAGTGTCATTGCACGACGTTGAAGATTTGGATATTTTTGAACAAATGTATAATAGACGATATGTGGAACGACAAATTTTCGATGAAGCACAATCTGCAGTAACGGGAACCGCAAATAAGGTTTCTGAACTTGCTGAACGTGTCAATGAAAAAGTTGATATTATAACTGGCGTTTCTTGTGGTTTGGCTAACAATGCTAATCGAACCATGAACAATGCAAATGGACTGATTGAGAAGATTGGAACTGCAACTGAGAAGGCCACGTCAATTTTGGAAACATTGGAAAATGCAATGTCCTCAATGCAATTGATGTGGGATACGGTAAACATGACTCCCCTTTTGATGAGGTTGGCAAAAGTTCTTGTTAACTTTGGCCTTGCTCAGAAAGGTTGGAAGATTGCCTCTTTTCTTTTCAATCTTGGAGCAGAATTCGGATCGGAAATTGTTGGCATTGTCAAAGACTATTTGTATGCACCAGCTCATGCTGCGTACTTTGTAGAAAGACAAGGATTCGACCTCACAACGCTTGGTAATTTCACTAATATCACGGACACTATAATGGAGAATCAGAAAATGACTGTTACCGGAGTAGCTTGTGCCATCGCAATGAGCATTCAATGTTCTCTAGGGTTGCCTAGAGGAATGTCAGTTGAGCAAATGGTCGCATTCTTCGGAAAACGTTGTGGCCATCTGCGATCAATGGTTGAACTTTTCAAGTCTTCAGCCGATCTCTTAATGGCAACTGCAGAATGGTGTATTGAACAAGTATTCCCTGGTGTTATTGATAATGGATTGGAAGATTATTTGGTGGGCTATACTTTATGGTCCAATCAAGTGATGAGTTTGGTGAACCCCGCCAATCCTGTTTGTGAAAGAGTGAAGAAAGAGAAAGCCCTCATATACAAAATAGAAAATTTGTATAAACAGGGTATGACGTTCTCCAAGTCGATTAACCTATTGAAGATCAAACCAGAATTGACTGATCATTTCCAAAAATGTTTCGCAAAATGCACGGAATTCATGAAAGAAGCTGATCAAAGTGGAGTGCTAGGTAACCGACCGCGCACCAAACCCTTGATGATTCATCTTTTTGGAGAATCAGGAGTTGGAAAGTCTGGTGTGACCTGGCCTCTTGCCACCGATTTGAATGCGACACTGTGTGATACCCTAGAACAAGCAAAGGACTGCGCTTCTGAAATTTATTTCAGGAACGTGGAACAAGAGTTCTGGGATGGCTATGCTGGTCAAAATGTTTGCGTGTGGGATGACTTTGGTCAACTTGTTGATTCGAGCGCAAATCCCAATCCCGAGTATTTTGAAATCATACGAGCTGGCAACTGTGCTCCTTTCCCTCTTCATATGCCATCGCTTGAGGAGAAGAAAAAGACGAAGTTCATTTCTAGATACGTTATTTTAACGAGTAATGTGCTGGATCAAAAGGTGAATTCTTTGACTTTCCCATCAGCATTTCGCCGAAGAATCGATTTTTGTCTGAAAGTGGTTAATAAGAAAGGGTACACCAAGCCTGGTGTTGACGCCGAAACCGGGAACGTCGTGGAACGTCTTGATGTAACAAAATGTAAATCCGGAATTGATACAGACTGTTACGAATTTATCCGTTATAACCCCGAAACAAAACAAGTTTATTGTGGTGAAGATGGAAATTCGATAACTTATTCGTATGAAGAACTCATTGAGGAACTGGTGTCCGCTGCGGGCGCAAGTTTCGATATGTCCATGACATTTAACGAAAATTTGTCTGAACGTATTGATAAAGACCGATTTGATGCCATTAAAGCTCGCTTCACCAAGTCTCTTCTCGTGAGAGCGGAACGACAGATGAATGTGGGCTACCTCAAGAGCACTGATGAGGTTTTCCTCAGCTTGCCAATAGACATGGAAATCGAAAAAGTTGATATCAAAACAATTCCTGACGTGAAAATCATTCTGAAAGAAATGCGTACTAAAATAAGTAAATTTATCAATTTGAAGAATATCTTGTTTGCCATGGGCACTATGTTAGCGCTCGTGGGTGTATATAAACTCTTTCAAAACGATAATGACGATGCTGCCAAGATGATCAGAGAAGCTGGTGTTTCGGGTGATTCCAAAACCAAGAATGCACGGCGAATTCGAACGGAAGCGGGTGTTTCTGGTGATTCAAAAACGCGTAATGCGAAGAAGATCCTTACTGAAGCTAGCGTCTCTGGAGACGTGAAGACTCGGAAACTTAAAACAATTGTAACTGAGGCTTCAGTTTCTGGTGATTCTAAAACCAATAAGAAACGCGTGATTCAGTCCGAAATCTGGGCTCCTAGTCCAGGTAAGCGACTCGTCATGTTTTTGAGACAAAAAGCAAAAACGGAAGACGGTTGGGTCCCATACCAAATTATTCGAGAGAAAATAGGTCAATATAGCGATGAGGATTTCGCCTTGATCACTAAATTGGATTCTAAGAATAGATTGGAAAACGATCCAGCTGGAGAGAGGATACGTGCGCGACAAGGGCACATGTACACCATTAATCCCGATCTGCTTTATCAACCAACCCAGATTACCACCGCAACGCATTTCACCACGGAAGATAGGATAAAACCAATCATGGAAGACGGAATTAAGAAAATGAGGAGAGCGCATGTACATGCGTTCCCAGGCATGCTTTATAGTCTCCCTGAGGGTTTACCTGATCGAACGTTCGCCTTCCATATTGATTTGACAAAGTGTGAGAACAAATATGAAACTGGAAATGGATATATTATGATTGATTATGTACCAACCAATGCATTTATAGGATACCACCGTGTCGTTGATAGGGAAGCAAGTGTTTCTGGTGATGTTGTTACTCGAAAGAATAAAACCATCGTTTCGGAAATGGTTCAGAGCGAAGCATTTGCTGATATGACTGCACAACAACTCATTCTACATCGTATTTCTGCTAATCAATACGCTATTTTTACACCAAATTTTAGTGTTAACGGAACTTTCGTAGTTGATACTGTTATGCTCACTGTCAAGCATCTACATCCTTGGCTTATGCAATCGGAAAATGTCACGATTCGGAACAAGTATGGTGCTGAATTTACAGTGCCCGTCTCGGAATTGAAAATTTCTTTTATAGAGTTCAGAGATGGAGAAGGTAAAGATGCGATGATAATACAGTTCCCTCGTCACGTTCCCGCGCATTCAAATATCTTGAAACATTTCCAAGAGATGCCAGAATTGGCTGAACGCAGAGCTCAAGTTAGTGTTCATATTCTTCGGAACATTGGAGGCGAACTATATTCTCATATTCTTGGAAACACTGATTGCAAGATTGAGGATCGAGTTCTTGAATTTGAAGATGAAACCGTGCGCGCTCGCGACACCCTGATATATTCGTTGAATACAACTAAGGGCGATTGTGGTGCACCGATTATCGTCAATGACAACTCTTTCCGCAGGAAAATAGCCGGCATTCATGTTGCTGGCGAAATCGGTGGCAAGAATGCGTTTGGACAAAGTGTAACTCGTGCTGACATTGAACGTGCAATGAAGCATTTTAGAGTGATTGATTTTGATGCTGACGAACTCCCGAATATTTGCAAGAGTAAGGTAGAATTCCAGTTTAATACCGATTATTCGCAAGGTGATGTGATCGAAATGCTTGATATGCCAGCTGCTACTTTCAGTTTCTTAGGGAACTGTAGCATGGTTAAGCGGGCTCCAGGCAAGACTGATATTCGGCCTTCACCCATCCATGGATTTGTGAAACCGACAACGAAACCTGCAAAGCTCTATGACACACAAGTCAATATACTGCACAAAAATGTGGAGAAATGTGCTATTAATACGCCATATATCCCGAGAGCAGAAGTTGACCGAGCCGTGAACGAGGTGCAATCATTATTGTTATCTGGGGATACACGCCAATACCTTGCTAGAGTCCTAACGTTTGAAGAAGCCGTATCAGGGTCACCTGATAGCGATTATATCACTGGAATTCATCGGCAAAGTTCAGCTGGATATCCTCATGTGTTCAATGTCAAATCAGGTTTTCCAGGCAAAACAACTTGGTTTGGAACTGATGAATGGATCTACGATGAAGGAATGCGGCAGCTCGTTCTAGCACGTATTGAAAACGCTCGGAATTCGAAGCGAACACCAACTGTGTGGACTGACACTCTGAAAGACGAACGGAGACCAATTGAGAAAGTCGATCAAAACAAGACCCGTGTTTTCGCACATGGGCCTGTCGATTATCTTTTGGCTTTCCGTATGTATTATTCGGGTTTCATAGCTCACGTTATGGAAAACAGAATCACCAATGAACAATCTGTTGGAACAAATTGTTTTGGACCGGACTGGATGAGGACTGCAACCAAACTTTCGAAATATGGTAAACGTGTGTTTGCAGGAGATTTCTCAACTTTCGATGGTACACTCAATTCTTGTATTATGGAACGATTTGCGGATGTTGCGAATAAGTTCTATAACGATGGAGAAGAGAATGCCACGATTCGACGAGTTCTTCTGATGGAAGTGTTTAATTCGGTACATCTTTGTGGGGATAAGTTTATACAACTAACTCACAGCCAACCCTCTGGAAACCCATTGACGACAATACTCAATTCTTTCTATAATTCTGTTTCTATGCGTATTGCATATTACAGGTGTTTTGATGGAGTAGCGCCGCCTTTTATGGAGAATGTTTCTATGGTCAGCTATGGTGATGATAATGTCATTAACTTCACGAAGAATGTTGCTGAGAAATTCAACCAAAATACCGTTACCAAAGCTTTCGCAAGCTTCGGTATGATTTACACGGATGAAAGTAAATCAACTGGGACAATAGCACCTTGGCGTACTATTGGAGAAGTGGACTATCTTAAACGACGATTTAGGATGGTTGATGGAACTTGTCGGGCTCCGCTTGCCTTAACCACCATTTTGGAATCTTGTAACTGGGTTCGCAAAAGCAGCGATGACGTAGAAGCGTGTAAGCAAATCTGCGAAATGGCATGTCGCGAACTAGCTCAGTATCCAAATAGAGTGTTTGTAGAAAACGTTAACTTGATTGTTGATGCTTTCTACCAGGCTACTAATGAATACCCACTGATAAAGACGCAAGCCGATTATCTGTTGGATCAAACCCCACAGTTCTAAGACTTCAATGTCTATAACTTGCAACTGAAATGTTGTAAATCTACCGACTCGAGAGCTTCATCTCTCAACAAAAACTGTCTTTGTAGTTCATTCTACTAACACAATTCTCTTATGAGAACTGCGTGCACCCTGGTTAGGGGTTCATTCTTCGGAGTGTAATAATACTAACTAAATTAGCTTTTCTTTTCTTGGAAGGATCTATTATATTAATAGAAACTTCGCCCACCCCCTTCTGGAGTGGGAACAGAATAGGTTCTTTTCGACCAAACCAACAAACAAATTATTAAGCAATTTGCACGTGGGGCGGGATCATCGACAGGACCGCTCCTACGGCCTTTTAACAC